AACAAGGCAACTCAGCAGATGCTCGCTTATGGCTTTGCTGCAGATGATGTCATCCCCATGCTTACAGACGTTGGCAACGCAACTGCAGCCCTTGGTGCTGGTCAGCAAGGTATCGACGCTATTACCCGCGCTCTTGGTCAGATGCACGGCAAAGGTACTGCAGCTTCACAAGAGATGATGCAGCTTACTGAGGTTGGTATTCCAGCATGGGAATACCTCGCAAAGGCACTGCATACAGACGTTGCTGGCGCAATGGAGATGGTCACTAAGAAGGCAGTCAGTGCTGATGTGGCAATCGCTGCAATTAGAGCTGGCATGCAGGGTGACTTTGGCGGACTGATGATTAAGCAGTCCAGGACGCTTACTGGCGTGCTTTCAAATCTCTCTGACGCAGCAACCGCAACCATCATGAAGATGTATCAGACAGATGCATACAAGAAGATGACAGACGCACTCTCCAAGCTGGCAGACCCAATTCAGAAGCTTGTTGAGTCACTTATGCCACTTTTTGAGCGTGGCATGGAAGCACTTGCTGGCATGGCAACCAATGCAGCTAATGCAATCAGTCAGATGTCAGCTTCAGATATTCAGACTATTGCAAAGTCTATTGGCATGCTCGCTGGCACTGGTCCTGCACTTCTCGTCATTGGCAAGTCAATGGAGACAGCCGGCAAGATGCTTGGAGCATTCTCCAAGGCTTCAAACGTTGTTGCAAACGGTCTAAGCGTCATCAAGGGCATGGTCCCTGGCACACTCTCAACCGTTGCGGGTCTAAGCACTGGCTTTAAGTCATTCTTTGGCGGAATTGCTGCAGTAGTCCAGGACAAGCTGGAGACAGCAATTCTTTACGCTTGGGAGTTCAGAGACAAGCTTGTGAAGGCTTTTAGCGGTCTCAATAATCCCATTAAGAACAAGCTTGTATCCATTGTTTCTGCAGCGCAGACCACATTCAAGAGCATGGCAGCAACTGCAACACTGCACCTCACATCCATTGCGAGAAACGCGCAGGGTGTGCTGGCAACTGTTGGCGGTAATGTGGCTCAGTTCATGAGCCCTGTCACTTCTGCACTCTCTAAGGCAGGAAGCGCAGTCTCTGCTTTTGCTGCTCCTATTGCTGCCAAGCTTGGTGGCGTTGGTAGTGCTATTGCTGGCGTTTTAGGACCTGCGCTCACAGGCTTAGGACCTAAGCTTCTAGGGGCAGTACAGCCGGCTATGGGCGTGGTTGCAAACCTTGCTTCTGGCTTTGGTAGCGCAACTGTAGTACTTGGTGTGCTCTCAATTGCTGCAGCGGTAGCTGGCACAGCCTTTGTTGCTATGGGTGGAGACATCACACAGGCAGCTTCAAACATCGCAAGCAATATTGTTGGTATTGCTGACACCATCCCTGGACTTGCTTCTCAAATCAGCTCAGTTCTTCCACAGGTGGCTTCTGGTCTTGCTTCTGCAGGTCCTACGCTGGCTCATGCCTTCGAGGTTCTCTTTGGCCAAATGGGTGCAGCATGGCAGCAGATTGCTCCAGGACTACTGGAAGCAGTTGGAGCTGCAGCTGGTGCAATCTGTGACATTCTCGTGGCTTCTGCGCCTTCTCTCATGGCAGGAGCAATGCAAGCGTTCACCTTTATCCTGCAAGCACTCACTGAAGTTGCAGGACAACTTGCAGAAGCAGCTCCACAGATCCTGCAAGGTCTAGTGGACGGCTTTGTTGCTAACGCTCCGGCTCTCTTTGAAGCAGCGCAGGGTCTCTTCATGGGACTTGTTGACGGCGTTGTGGCAATCATCCCAGCACTAGCAGCTGCACTGCCACAAATTATTGATGTATTCATTTCAGGTCTTCCTGGCTTTGTTGGAACGCTTCTCTCGGCTGCAGTGGACCTCTTTGTGGCAATCGTGAACGCTATTCCAATAATTCTCCCAGGACTCATTGGCAACATTGGCAACCTCATTGGCACCGTAGTGTCAAATCTCCCTGGCTTTATTGGAGCACTTCTGGGAGCAGCTGTGACTCTCTTTACTGCCATTGTCACAGCCGTTCCTCAGATTATTGGCAGCTTGCTTGGAGCGGTTGGAAACCTGCTCAACCAAGCAAAGAACGCCATTACGAGCTTTGACCTTGGAAGCGCAGGACGCGCATTCATCCAAGGCTTTGTAAATGGTGTGACTGGCTTAGCAAGCTGGGTAGTTGACAGAGTCTGTGGAGTCTTTAACGGTGTTGTTGGCGCAGTAAAAGCACTCCTTGGCATTCACTCGCCGTCCCGCGTCATGGCTGGTCTTGGTGGCTACACAGTAGATGGCTTCGTTGTTGGTATTGCAGGCGGAAAGCGAGACGTTTACAAGGCAGCGCAGGACCTTGCAGAAGCTGCTCAGAGTGGCGTAGATGGCTATGCGCTCAATGTTCCTATTAACAAGCAAATGGATATGACTGCGTCACTTGTGGCTAATGGCATCTACGCGGATACCAATCAAGCCATTGCAGATCTCTCCGCACAGATGGATGTCATGACTAAGCGCATTGAGGACGCATACGGAAGACCCGTAAGAGTTGACGTGAACAACCGTGAATTTGGTCGCATGGTAAGAGAGGTGAGCGCATAATGCGCACAGACATTAGATACACAACCTCTGACGGAAGTAAGTACATGGAGTTTGGAGGGGCTGACAAGTCCCTCCACTACATGGAACACGAACTCAGAGACTGGATGTGGTCATACACATCAGGCAAGAACTCAAGCAGAATCACATCATTTAGGCGACGTGACCACAAGCCAAAGACGATTAAGTTCCCTGTTGGTATCGCTGCTGAAAGTGATGAAGAAGGCTTGGAGCTTCGCAACAAGATTATTGAGCTTGGCGAGAAGGACATCTTAAATCGCACCCCAGGAACGCTCACAGTAGGCTCTTGGGGTATCCGTTGTTACATTATCGGCGGTGCTCCAACCAACTACTGGCTCTCTGACAAGTTCGCAGAGTTCGTCTTGACGCTTCTTGTTGAGGACCCTACGTGGTTTAAGGCAACAACGCTCTACTTTGAGCATGAGACCACCGGTGCTGTTGCTGGCGTAAAGCCGGACTTCCCAAGAGACTTCCCCTTTGACCTCGTCCAGGGAAAGCCCGCTAAGTCATTCACTAACCCATCTAAGAGTGCTTCTCCTTGGCTTTGGCGAGTCTATGGTCCTGCAACCAACCCATACATCAGAATTGGTGAGAACCTGCACAAGGTCAACACTACTATTGCAGCTGGTGCATATCTTGAGGTTGACTCACAGAGTAAGACCGCTGTTGTAGTTCAGGATAACGGTGCCCGTGAGAACGTCTACAAGTTCAGAGAGCGCGGAGCTCACGGCTCCGGCTCTTACCTCTTCGAGCCAATTAAGCCAGGCACCGATGACATCACGTGGGATAACACGTTTGATTTTGACCTCACACTCTATGAGACACGTTCTACACCTCCATACGAGAAAGAGCAGCCACAGGGTGAGACGCGCGTTCCAAGAGCGGTAAGCACTCAGAGCACATCTAGTGAGGTGAGTGCATAATGCCAGATATTAGTTACACAGACGCAACACATCTCGATATTGGCGTGCTCAAAGGGGCACGCCTTGACCTGGAATATGGTGACACAGGCAATGACTTTGAACTTACGCTCGACATTGACTCTGAGCAGCGTCTCGATGATGGCGCATACGTCTATGTTGAAGGTACTGAATGGGGCGGTGTTGTTGACGCACGAGAGTCCAACTCAGGCAACAACACAATCACCTACATTGGTAGATCCTGGCAAGGCATCATCAGAGACAAGGTTCTAGAGCCACCAAACGGAGAAGACTATCTCAGCGTACGCGGTGAAGCTCACGGAGTCTTAAAGCAGCTGGTGCAAAGTCTTGGTCTTTCTAGCCAGTTCAAAGTCTCAGAAGAAACTTCTGGTATTACCGTTAAATACACCTTCGATAGGTACTGCGATGCCTGGACGGGCATCAGAAAGATGCTGGCTGATTCTTCCTCACGTCTCAACATCGAGTATGACTCCGTTGAGCGCATGATTGTTCTTTCGGTAAAGCCTATTACAGACTGGACTGATGGTGCAGACGCAGAGCATTCTGACGTGACTATTAAGAGCGTTGTAAGACCTTACAACCATCTTATTTGCCTTGGCTCTGGTGAACTTAAGAACCGTATTGTCATGCATTTCTACGCAGATGCGCGTGGCAATATCTCAACCACACAGACGCTCTTTGGTATTGACGAGCGCACAACAACCTACAACTACACCAATGCGAGTCGTGAAGAGCTTGAGAAAGACGGTCCTAAGAAGCTCAAAGAGTATCAAGCTGCTGACTCAATTAGTGTCACGCTTGACGATGATGAAGAGTTTGGAATCGGAGACATCGTTCCTGGCATAGATCCTGTGACTGGCTTACACGTTACTGCTACCGTGGGCACCAAGGTCATTATTGTTACGGATACCGAGGTAAGCATCAGCTATAAGGTAGGCGGTACAGCCAGTAATACTTCTTCATCCGGTACTGCTGAGCGTGGTTCTTCTACAGGCTCTGGCGCAGTATCAAGCTCATACACAGCCGGTACTGGTATCTCTATCGCTGGACGCACTATCTCTGCAGAGGTATCAAGAGCAGACTTCAAGAGCCTTGAGAACAAGGTCAATGAAGCGCGCAAAGTTGCAACGGACTCAGCTAGCGAGATTGGCAGAGCCACACTGCAGGTTGACTCTAAAGTCGCAGAAGTCACCGCAACTACACCGCTCAAGGCTCAGCGCACAGGTGGCACAGTCGCACTCTCCCATGAGCCTTCTCGTGTAACCGCTGGCACATACGGCTCTGAGAGCGATGTAGACGCTTCTTGGGGTGACACAGTCCAATTAGGCGCAACCGTGAATGTTGACGCTTTAGGACACGTCTCAGACGCTCAGACGCACACTATAAAGCTTCCCGCAAAGCCAACATACACCGCTCAAGAAGTCGGTGCAGCACCAGCAAGCCACACACACCCATACGCTGGCGCATCTACGCCCGGCGGTGATGCTAACGCTGCTAAGAAGCTCTCACAGCCACGCACAATCAAGCTGGTTGGCTCTGTAAGTGGTACAGCAGTCTTTGACGGATCTAGTGACGTGACTATCAACGTTCAGGGAGCAACTCAAGGCGGTGCAACTGCACCATCTTTCCCCGTTGGCTCTGTCATTGAAACAACTTCATTTGTTAACCCCCAATCAAACTACGGAGGTAGATGGCAACAACTACCTTCTCTTGGCTGCTTCAAATGGGAAAGGACAGCTTAATGGCTAAAACAAGTGGCTTTGCACGCTTCCAATGTGACAGGTGCAAGAAAGAAGCCTTTCTACTTGAAAGTGACTTTGCAACATCGCAATGGAAGAGCATAAGCAGAGTATCAGCAGACGGCGTGCAGCAGAGTTATCTTCTCTGCCCTGAGTGTGCTGCTAAGTATCGTGAGCTCGCACGTAAACGTGATGAAGAGTTCGCACAATTCATGGTAAAGGAGGGTTAAATGGCTTTTGATGGTGTTATTTCATTTCAGGGCAAGGACCACATTACAGCCCCTCAGATTGGCAGGCTTATTGCTGGTGTTGCTGGCTCTGTGCGTGGCATTCTTCAGACACAAAACCAAATCAAGGCTGCTATGCAGACTGCCAACAGAGTTCGCATTGACACTGGTGACGTACTCTTTGACGCTCGAATGGTGACTAATGAGGAGCCTTTTGAACTTAATGTTGCCAACGGTCGTGCAGGTTATAAGCGCAATGACTTAGTTGTGCTGAAGTATTCTAAGCAGGTTGGCGGTGTTGAGAAGTTTACGTGTGAAGTTATCCAGGGCACACCGACTAATCAAGGCAATCCAACAGACCCAACCTATGTAAAGGGTGACATTCTCTCCGGTTCTACTACGGCTTGCATGCCCCTTTATCGTCTGCCAATCAATGGCATTACCGTTGGTGAGCCCGTATCTTTGCTGCCAACAATTAAGGTCCTGGGAGAAGAAAAAGAAGATACCTCCAAGCACTGGACTACCTTACAAGATGACGGCGCTTGTCGTGTACGCTACTGTATCCGCGGTGGTGTTATGTATGTCGATTGCTTCTTGAATGGTGGATACCCAACATACACAACCACGGCACAGATTCCTAGTGACCTACTTCCGTCTAATGCAGCATATTACTCACTTGGTACGCAGAAAGACAACAACACGGCAAAAGTTTGGATTGGAGCAGTGGACGGTGGCGATGGCCACGTGTACATCTATAACTGGTCGAGTGGTTATTGTTCTGGCGTTATTCCTGTCATTCCTAAGAGTATGGAATAGAGGTGAGGTTATGAACATCACAGCTGAAATGGTTTCCTTCTTCATCTCCATTGTCGGTGCCTTTCTTGGCGGTCTTGTTGCTATCTCGAATTGGCAGCGTGCTAGTCGAGAAGACAAAGAGAAGGAAGACGCCTGGAAGAGCACTATCACTAACACCCTTACCCGCTTAGAGACACGACAGCAAGTCATGAATGAGCAGCTTGGCAAGTACCAGCAGTCACTCTCTGACCTAACTGCCACCCTCACACAGCACACAGCTGAGCTTTCAGTGGTTGGTATCGTTGCGCGAAGGGCGGACGAAGTATCAAAAAAAGCAGCAACAGACCTCGCAGAGGTCAAGACCGATGTAAAAAACCTAGACTCACGCATTACTAAGTTGGAAAAGTAAAGGAGCAGAAATGATTAACTGGAAAGTACGTCTTCATAATCCCGCATGGTGGTTGGGAATGGTTGGAATTGTCATGAGTCCTATCCTGGCATACCTCGGACTGGCATACTCTGACCTTACTACATGGGGCAGTCTTGCTGATGTATTTGTTAAGTTCATTGGCAATCCTTACCTCATTGGCACGGTCATTGTGGCGGTGCTGGGTGCCATTGGTGTAACTGTAGACCCAACGACTAAGGGACTAAGCGATTCTGCACGTGCAATGACCTATGTACAGCCTTCCGAGCGTCCTGCAAGTTACATGACGGGCAACGCTGAACCAACCAACACAAAGCCAGCAGAAGAGCCAACAAAAGAAGAGGTAAACAATGCTTAGGGGCGTTGATGTAAGCGGTTATCAGGCATTGGGTGCGACATACTCGCACCCTAATGTCGAGACTGCCTACAGTGGTTCTGACTTCGTGATTGCCAAGGCTACCCAGGGCACACAGCCAATGAACCGCTACATGACCGCACAGCTTCAGCGTGCTTTGGCAGATGGTAAGCTCATTGGCGTGTACCACTACGCTGAAGGCGGCTCACCTGTTGCAGAAGCTGACGCATTCGTGGCTTGTGTCTCTGGCTACATTGGCAAGGCTCTCTTGTGCCTTGACTGGGAAAATGGTGACAATGACGCATGGGGCTCAACGGTATGGGCTAGACAATTCGTTGACCGTGTCTACGCTAAGACGGGCATTTACCCAGTTGTATACACGTACCCTGCTGGACGCTCGCAGGTAGCGTCTTGTGCTGATGTATCGCGTCGG